ATTTAACGAGTCTTAGGAGGACTTATCATGGCGGCAATCAAAGGCGCAAATGTAGTGGTTAAAATCGACAGTACAGCGGTTGCTGGCGGTAAGACCAAAAATTTAACTATCAATAACACTGCTATTGATGTAACTAACGACGATTCTAGCGGCTGGCGTACAATGCTAGACGAATCAGGACAGCAGAACGTTGACATTACTGTTAGCGGAATTCTAGTTAATTCTGATTTAATTGCAGCTTCAATCACTGGAACTGTTTTAGAAACTATGTCTTTTGAATTTCCTACTGCTTTAGATGGTGATTCTTCAAGCGGGCCAAAATTATCAGGTGATTTCAAAATGACTTCATTTGCTACTGGTGCTGAAACTGAAGCTGGTGTTACTTTCGATGCTACTTTCAATAGTTCAGGCGTTATTGCTTACACAGCAGGGGCTTAATGTATGGCGGCAATATACACACCGTTAAACATTACATGGAAAGGAAAGCAGTATAAAATAAAAGCTGACTTTGACATGATACAGCGAATGGAACTAGCAAACCTTGATGTTTTAAGGCTTGTTAGTGCCGAGCGTCCAAACATGATTACATTAGCTAGATTTTATGCGTTTTTTTTAAATGAAGCTGGCGAAGATGTAACGGGTGAGGATGTATATATTGAAATGACTTCAGGCGAAAATGCCGTTGATATTTTTGGGAAAAGAGCAGCTATTGTAGAAGCAATTTTTCCACATTCAGAAAGTCAGGACGATTTAAAAAAAAATCAAACCAAAACGTAATCATTGAAGATTACCAATGGTCTGAGTTGTACAAGGTTGCAGTTGCTCACTGGGGATTGCAACCATCAGAATTTTGGAAAATGACGCCGCAGGAGTGGTGGCATATCTACGAAGCAAAACATGGCGTTAAAACACAACGTTATGGCAGCTTATCACACGATGAATATTTAGATGTATCAGAATTAGTTGCTAACATTAAGGAATCGAAATAATGCAAGTTGGTGAAATTAATGTAAAAATTGGTGCTGATACGGATGGCCTTAATAAAGGCGTAAAGCAAGCAAAATCCAGTATTAACGATATTGGAACATCTTCACAAAGCGCATCCAAAAAAGTTGACTTAGCAACAGCTAGCATGTCTAAAAGCTTCATGAGCATGCGCACTGCTGGGGTTGCCGCTGCGGCTGCGGTTGCTGCAATTGGTACTGCAACAGTAACAAGAAACATTATTGAAGCCAGTGCTGAATTTCAGCGTTTGGAAGCGTCATTAGTTACCGTTACTGGTTCTGCTGAAAAAGCTGAAAGTGCTTTTAAGATAATTAAAGACTTTGCGGCAACAACTCCATATGCATTAACAGAAGTAACCGATTCATTTATTAAAATGAAAAGCTTAGGGCTTGACCCAAGCATGGAAGCGTTGCGCTCGTATGGTAATACAGCGTCTTCAATGGGTAAATCATTAAACCAAATGATTGAAGCTGTTGCTGATGCATCAACCGGTGAGTTTGAGCGTTTAAAAGAGTTTGGTATTAAGAGCCGTAAAGAAGGCGATAATGTTACCTTTACTTTTAACAATACAACTACAACAATAAAAAACAGCGCAGAAGCAATTCAAAAATACCTAAAAAACATTGGTGACACCAAGTTTGCAGGTGGTATGGAACGCCAAATGGAAACATTAGGCGGAAAACTATCAAACTTAAGTGACCAATGGGATAAAGCTTATGCGGCAATGGGTGAGTCTTCTAGTGGCGTGATTGGTGGAACCATCCAGCTACTAACGGACTTAGGTTCAACGATGGAGAACCTATTTTTAACATCTGACCAATTAGCTGAAAAAATGGGTTGGATTGCTACTGAAACAGAAAAAGTAAATACAGCTAAAAGAACGCTAACTTTACAGTTAGAAGCCGCGACAATCGCTCAGCAAAACATACAGATTGCACTTGATGCAACAACAGCAAGTTTAACCGCTGAGCAAGCAGAAGTGGTCAAAACAAGTGAATATTATAAAAACCTTGAAAATCAGTTAGCATCTGCTACAACCCAAGTAAACCTTTTGAAAGATGAACTAGGCGCTGTTGATTTTGGTCAAGACTCTGACTTTGCTAAAATACAAAAACAATTTGAAAATATTGAAGAAAAAAATAACAAATATTATGAAAGACAAAAAATAGCACGTGACAAGGCAAGAGAGCAAGCCAACGAAGCGGCTAAATTTGCGCTTGAAGAAAAAGAAAAACAAGATGCCGCATGGATAGAGACGCTAAAAGCTTTTCATGAAGAAGAACGCAATGAGATTGAAGAGGCTAGACTAAGAAAGCTTGAAGACAAAGAAAATACTCAGTCAAACCTAGAAGCCTTGCAAGAGCAATACATGAGCGAAAAAGAGCTTCTTATTGCAAAATATGAAGAGCAACAGCTTATTATTGATGAAGCTTACATGAATGAGCAGCTTTCGTATGAAGAGCATCAAATAATGATGAATGAAATTAATAAAAGATATGCTCAAGAAAGAATTCAAATAGCTGAAGAAGAGTCGGCACAAGAAAAAGCATTAAGAGCAAGCACACTGAGCGCGGCAGTTGGTTTTTTAAACGTTTTAGGTAAGGAAAACAAAGCAGCAGCTGTTGCCGCAATTGCAATTACAAAAGGTTTGGCTATTGCTGAAACCATAGCGCATACTCAAACCGCGTCTATGTTAGCCTTTAGTTCACAGTTAATTCCAGGTGACCCATCATCAATAGCACGTGCAGCCGCGGCGTCTAGTTCAGTGCAAACAATGGGCGCAGTTAAAGTAGGCTTAATTGCCGCAACAGGATTACTTGAAGCTAGCAGTGCTATGGGAGGTTCAGGAGCAAGTGCCGTAAGTTCAACAGTTGGAAGCACATCATCAGCAACATCAACAACATCACCTAGCGCGGTAACTGCTCCAGTTGGCGGAACATTAACGGTTGAGGGTTTAAGTGCGTCAAGCTTATTTACAGGTGATGCAGTGGCGGCTATTGCAACTGAATTATTAGACTATCAACGTGAAGGCGGTCAGGTGGTGTTACAGTCATGAGTATTTATATTTCTAGTGCGCTAGTCGCAAACCAAAACCTAGTAGAGCAACCGCTTACACATGCAAGAATAGGTTATAACAGCGTTATAACATCAGCAGGGTTGACAGGTACAGCTGGAGAAACTAATTACCCGCTTACAAACGTATTAAACCCGGCAACGTATGAGCGATACAAACCGACAACGCCAACGACTTGCACGATTGATATTGACGCTTTAAGCACGGTTAATGTTGATTATGTCGGCATTCAAGCGAGAGGGGTTACAAACGTATTAATCTATTCATCAACCGATGATGTCACCTATACGCTAAGAGCTGAATTCAACCCTACAGGCAGCGCTATCATGGCGTTATTTGAGGAAGTTACCGCACGTTACTATAGAGTAGTGCTAAGTGGCTCAGATTTAACTGTTATAGCGTTAAAGGTTGGTAAGGCACTAGCAATGCAACGCGCTATCTATGGTGGCCATACGCCTATCACATTAGGCCGTGTTAATGCTGTACGCCCTAATATGAGCGAAACCGGTCAATTTCTAGGTGCATCAATCCAGCGAAAAGGGTTTAGCACTGGGTTTAGTTGGGATAATCTTAAAGCGGATTGGTATAGAGCGAATTTTGTTTTATTCGTACAGTCACAACCAAGGGTACAGCCGTTCTTTATTGCATGGCGACCTGAGTCATATCCTAATGAGGTGGCTTATTGTTGGGCTACTGGTGACATTACACCAAATAACACAGGCACTAAGGATTTTATGAGCGTGTCAATGAATGTTGAGGGGTTTAGTGATGTCGCTTAATGCAGAGTTAGGGCGTATTCCTGTACAGATTATCGAGATTGACCAGGATTATTGCGGTAATACGTACGGCGTTGCACCTTGTACGGCTAACCAGGCTAGTAAGTGTTATCACGGTTATGCGAATTGCCAAGACCAAGCGAATTTTAATCAACAGTCTTTAACTTTACGCTTTGCAAAATCGCATACTGATTTACCCGATGAAGAATATATTATCCCCTCGTTAAAATCAGTATCAACTAACGCCACTAAGTTAAATATCGGCGGGCGTTCAAATGATACTAAGCCATTAGGCAAACGTGCAAGTGTTTCTATAAGCTTGCAAGACCACCCACACAGCGATAACGTAGTTGACCCTTACGTAGACGAGCGACCTTATAACCCGTTAGAAAATGGCACGTTTTGGGGTAAGTGGATGAAGCGCAACCCATACTATACAGGGCGTAATTTGCGCGTATTAGATGGGTATTACGGCCAAACATTGGCAGAAATGCAGACACGCCATTATGTAATTGATTCAATCAGCTTACCTGATAGTAAAGGGAATGTATCAATCAAGGCTCAAGATATTCTACGCCTTGCAGATAACGACAAGGCACAAGCACCAGCATTATCCACTGGCAAGCTATTAACCGATATTACAAACACAGCAACCACATTCACGGTTACGGGTGACGTGGCAAGTTCATACGCGCAAGGTGGCACAAATATTATCCGCATTAATGACGAGTTGATTCAGTATGTGTCAATTACTACTTTGGCGAATGGTGATTTAACCTTTAACACTGTAACACGTGCGTTTGCAGGAACGGAAGCACAAGCGCATGATGCAGACGATAGCGTACAAGGTTGCTTACAATACGACAATATACGCCCTGATAACATAGCCAAGGACTTGTTATTAAATTATGGCAATATTGATACGGCGTACATAAACGCAACCGACTGGAGCGCAGAGGGTACAACTTGGTACGGGTCAATTGATGGTACACGCATAATTAGCGAGCCAACTGGTGTTACTGAGTTATTGGGTGAATTGTGCGAACAGTTCATGTTCTTTATTTGGTGGGATGAATTAGATCAGTTAATTAGGTTTAAAGCCATTGCTCCAGAGTTCAATACGCCTGTTTTGCTTGATGAAGAAAACAACTTTTTACAAAACAAAACAGCGTTAAAAACTGATTCAGACATGCGAACAAGTGAAATTTGGGTAAGTTACCTACCTAAAACACCTATTGAAGATTTAGATAAGCGCGATTCTTACCGCCGTACATTGGCAAGAGTTGACCCATCAAGCGCAAGCACTTTAGAATATGGTGAGCGCAAAGTTTACGAGATAATGAGCGGTTGGCTTGATAATGATACTCAAGTAAGTTTATTGGCTAGTCGATTGTTAGGCCGTTACCGTGATAATGTGACTATTTTAAGTTTTAGCCTTGATGCTAAAGACAGAGGGTTAGAGGTTGCAGATTTATGCGATATTCGTTTTAAATCACTCGTTGACATTACAGGCGCACCTGAAACGGTACGTTATCAGATTATAAGTAAAAACGAAAAAGTTCCTAGCGAAGTGATAGAATATACAGCAATAAAGTTTGAATTTGCTATCGGGTTTAAAGCGGCGTTATGGATGGCTTCAGATGCGCCTTTATATAGTTCGGCAACTGATGAGCAAAAAGCCACAGGAGCTTGGTGGTCAGATACAGAAGGTTTAATAAGTGGTGATGATGGTTATGTGTGGAGTTAAATTATAATGGCTAGTTGGACTGAAATACCTAACAGCAGTTTAGAGAGTGGTGCACCTATACGAGCCGTTGATGGTGTGGCGTTTAGAGATAACCCAGTGGCGATTGCAGAAGGTGCTGTTGGTGCGCCGAGAATAACAG